TTTGATATCGCTTCAGGTATCATTCGTGGTGATGTCGCTGCTAACGATGGTGGTCCAGGTTCTGTAACTCCATACGCATTTGGTATTCCAGTTATCAACGTTCCGTTGATCACAGAAACCGTTGCAGGAGATTACAGCGGTGCTACAGGCTATCATGGCGATGTACACTTAACATTCCCACAGAACTTTATCATTGGTATTAAGCGTGATGTAACTGTGTATCGTTTGTTCCAACCAAAGAAGGATACAATCGAATATACACTTTTCATCCGTGTTGGTGCACAAATGGAAAACTATGACGCTCACGTTATCGTGAAGAACGTCAAGGTTGCTGGTTCTGTTGCTTCAGGTGCGTTCGGTTCCGTTACAAACGGTGCAAACGTTACAGGTGGCGTAAACGGAAATACATACTAATATTAATTAGTTGCAAGATTAAGGGCGGGAGTCAAATCCTGCCCTTAGTCATTATCTGATATAATTAACATGACGAAAGGTATAAAAATGTCATTTACAGATCTAAAAATCGCAGAATTAAGAAAAGCAGCAGAAGCTTTTGGTATTGATTCAGAGGAATATAAGACAAAACCAGAAATCATTGCAGTCCTTCAAGAAGAAGGAATCTCATATGATATGTATCAAAAGTTTACTAATGTTGAAAAGCAAGATATTGAAATCTCTGAGCTTGAAAAGAAGAAAAGAGAACAAAGGATCATGAAGACAACAAAGTCAGTTCTTGTTAAGATGGAAAGAGATAATCACTCTTACAATACAATGAACTATACATTTACCAGAGAGCACCCATTCGTGGCAATGTCCGAATCAGAAGCTCAAGCTATTTTTGACCATCAAGATGGATTCAGATTAGCAACTCCTAGAGAAGCTCAGGAGTTTTACGCTTAGGAGGCAATAAGTGCAAAACATAACCAGAAATCAAGAAGCCAAGGTTCTTCTAAATGTCTTTAACAGTGGCATATTATCACAAGCAGACTCCCTGCCAACCTTAGCAATCTATGACGCAGATAATGATTCTGCACCAATTATTGGTTATGAAAATTGCACACCAGTTGACGAGGTACCCTCTGGAATATATTCTTACTTGCTGACACCTGCTATTACCAACATTAATAGAGTATTAGAGCTACGCTGGACATATATTGTTAACGGAGTTTCTGCAACACAAAATGAATATTATTCTGTAGATAGCGTATATGCTACGCCTTCAGATGTTATTGATTTCTTTCAGTATGGATCAACTCCTTCAGAGTTAAATTATCAAGATGAAAATAAAATTATTGCAGCTGAAAAAGTTGCACGAACAATTGTAGACGGGTACACAGGACAAAAGTTTTGGTGCTACTATGGAAGCCAAGAAATGTTTGGTAAAGGCTCAGATGCACTACAATTTACTGAAAGAATGCTTACAATTGACAAGGTATGGGAGAACGATATTCTTGTTATTGATAACACTGTTACTCCTTATGTCAACACATTTGGTTTCCCTCTTGAAATTACACAAACAGGATTTGCAGTAAGAATTTATGATCAAGGCTGGGATGTAAGATACGACAATAACGTAGATCCAGCAGTCCTTTATTACGGACGTTTTCAAGATAATGCAAGATACAAATTTCAAGGTCAAATTGGGTACAAGTATGTGCCAGATGACATTAAAATTGCAACAATGCTTTTAATTAATGATATCTTAGCAAATGACTTTAACTGGAGAAACAAGTACTTACAAAAAGTTGATCTTAGTGAGATTTCATTTGAAATGGCAAAGGGAGCGTTTAACGGAACTGGTAATGTAACCGTAGATAATATCTTGGACCAATACCGTCACGTTAATATTGTAATTATCTAATGTTTAATTCATTTATGAGTTCTATTATGAACATGTCAGCAGAAGTTTGGGTTCAGCAAAATGCTCAAAACCCAGACACTGGTGCTATTACAAGAGAATGGGTTTATAGTAAAACTATTCCTTGTAAAGTAGAACCAATTAAATCTGGCGGAGCTTCAACCAGAGGAGATAGCAAACAATTTGACAAAGGCTCTTACGGCGGGTATGCAGAAAAACTTCAACTTCGTGTAAAATCTTTAGAGTTACTTAGTAAGCGTTGGAGATTAAATGATATTCGCTCAAGCGATGGTCAACAAGTTTTTATTGAGCTTGACAGATACGGTGAGCCAGACTCTATTTTTGAAATATTTTCTTCACATCCAGTATTAGATCCGTTTGGCAAAGTTTCTTATTTTGAAGCAGTTCTACAAAGGGTTCCAGTACAAAGCAATGATAACACTGAACATTAATGCTAATAATTTAATTAGCCGTGTAGAAGAAGTTGTTAATAGTGCCAAAGAACTTTCACGACCTACAGTCTTGCAAGAAATAGCAAAAGCTGTGTTTACAATAACAGGTGAAAGATTTGCACTTGCAGTAGATAGGTTTGCTGTACAAAACCCAAAAAGAATGCATCACGTTTATGAATGGGGCGGATTAGGTAATCCAAACGCTAGACTTTTTGTTATTGAAAGAGCAAGTATTTTAAATGGCGTTTTAGATATAAACACAAATTTTAATTTATCTAGGGTTCCTGTACCAGTAAACCCAGAGCTTCAAATTCCTGGACCCACAGGAAAATCTGTTACATCACAAAGTGTATTTAGATATAAAGCTCAAGTTATGGAAGAAGGAAGACCAGTAACTATTCAATCTAGTAAAATTTTAACATTTTTGGGATCAGAGGGACAAGTATTTATAAAGCCAGGAACTGTTATTACAATTAACAATCCAGGCGGTATGCAAACAAAAAACTCTTTTTACAACTTTATGGTTGAGTGGTATACAACAAATGCCGATTCAATTATGAATTCGTCAGGGTTATATGAGAAAATAGTTAATGATGTATCTTTAGCTTTGACTGCAAATAACAGGATAGGTGTTACGGGTGTTAGAAGCGTAGTTAAAGCAGTTTCAGAAGAATATTCTAAGGGAGTAACAGCAATCAAATGACAGCAGATTACACAAGAGTTGCGTCCTATGACGTAAGAAAAGCAATATTGCAAGAGTTAGTTAATGCTAAATTAATTAATTTAAATTCATATATTGCAGATGGATTTACTACGCCTTTAATCCCAATTATTCCTGCTCAACAGGTTCCAGAATTTAACAATTTGCTGCCAGCTAAAACATACATTATTTATGATGTTATTCAAAAAAGTCGGGGAGTTCAATGGTGGATCTCTGAAGAATCTATGACCCTAGAGATAACATCTACCTCATCAGAAGAAGTCCAAACAATTATTAACTTTTTAATTGATTTAGTTCGTAGATATGATCTTTCTGCAAAAGATATTAATTTAGAGGTAAACCCAACAAGTCCATTTACCTTTCTATGGTTTCATCTTGAATCAGCTGACCCAATCCAACCATTTCAAACAGAAGGTGGATTTATGACTGGAATGCTAACATTTCATTACGCTTATACTCGTCAAACCGATCCTCTTACTGGCAGATATATCTAAAGTTTGTTTTATATCTAATTAATGCTATGATTAATCCCGAGGAAGTAAATTGTCATCTTTGTTAATTTTAAAATAAATAAGGTGGTGAAATAAATAAATGGCTACAAGTACTAGAAACGTTATCGTCGGTGCAGCAAACCTATACATCTCTAACAAGAATGGTGCAAACCGACCACTAACAACACCAAGTTACATTTCAAGCAATATTGTTGCAGCAGGCTCTTCAGCTAATGCTCAACTTAATGCAGGATCAGATTTTCGTCAAGTAGGTTTTACATCTGCTGGACTTGAAGTTTCATACGAACCAGTATACGGTGAAATTTTGGTTGACCAGCTTCTTGATGCAGCTCGTCTATTCAAGCAAACTCTCAAGGTTATGCTTAAGACAGAACTTGCAGAAGGAACTCTTGAAAATCTTAACGTCTCATGGGGACAATCAGATTATGTTACAACTTCAGCAGGTTCAACAGTTTATACTTTGAACAATACAGGTTCATCTACAGCAACCCTTAACTTAGTTGCAGGTGCAGTAGGAGATACTCCTGTTGAGCGTACAGTTGTTTTCGTAGGTTCTGCCTCACGTCAAATCGGATCACAATACGATCCATCACAGTCTGCAGGTGCAGGTGGATCAACAGGTCTTCCACATACCTCAGATCTTAAGCAAAAAGAGCGTGTTTACATTGCTCGTCGTGTTGTTCAAATTGATACAACAATGCATGCTTTAAAGCGTGATGCTGCTACTGTATTCCCAATCAACTTCCGTTGTCTCCCAGATGATGCTGACGCATCATACGCAGGTGCAGAATACGGCGTTGTAATTGACCGAGTATACGGCACAATCTAAATATAACTTAATATACAACTTAATATAAAATTTCAAGCCCCGTCAGAAATGGCGGGGTCTTGAATTTGTTTATACTGATTTTATTGGTATAATTTAACTAACAAACAGAGGAGCTATTAATTGGCAACAACAGTATATGATGTAGTAGAAATTGAATTAGCTGATGGTACAACGATTACCCTCAAGCCATTACCTATTAAACAATTAAGAAAATTTATGACTATTATACAAGGCATGGACGCAGATAACGCTTCAGAACAAGAAGCAATGGATTTCTTTATTAAAGGAGCCATGGTTTGCTTGGAAACAACACGACCAGAACTTGCTTCAGATAAAGATAAATTTGAAGAGTTAATTGAAGTTCCTACTATGATGAAAATTCTTGAAGTTGCAGGCGGTCTAAAGCTCACAGACCCAAACCTTCTGGGAGCAGCTCTAGTTGGGACGAACTAGATCTTCGCTCCTTAGAGTCCGAAGTTTTCTTGCTTGGTCATTGGAAAAACTTTGACGAGCTAGAAAGTAATTTGTCTCTTGAAGAACTTACAGCTTTGCTAGAAGTTCAAAGGAAACAGGTTAACGAACACAGAAAATTCCTTGCAGCAATTCAAGGAATTGACCTTGATGCAGAAGATGAAGAAGCACCAGATATTACAATGAACTCTGGTTATCATGCAACAGAGGAAGGGTTCGGAGCAGGAGAAGGTTTAGCATTTATGCAATTTGGGGGTGAGTAATGTCTGCTAATATTGAATTAAATATAGTTGGACTTGGCGATTTTAGCGATATTAACGCTAAACTTACTGCACTTAAAACACAAGTTGCTGCATTACAAAAATCACTTGCAGGTACTTCTCTTACATCAGATCTTAGCAATCAATTAAATAATTTAAATACTAATTTTAAAAATGCCATGGTTGCCTCTGGGCAATTTACAGAGCAAACTGTTAAATTAAAAACAGAAACAGATAATTTTGGTAATGCTTTAACAACAGGAAAATTAAAGCTTACTGATTATTTTAATATTATTAAAAACCAATCTAGCCAAGCAGTAACATCAATGAAGGCTTTGGCCGTAGAACAAACAAAATTACAAAATTCAATAATCATGCAACAGCCTGGCAAACAAGGCGTTTTTTCAGTTTATACGCCCACACAAATTAATGCAGTTGCTGATGCTACTAAAATAGCAGCTAATTATCAAAATTTATATAACATTGCTGTTGATAAAGGAACTCAGTCTCTTATTAACTGGGGTAAAAATACGCAGTGGGCGGGTCGTCAATTAACTGTAGGTATGTCTGTACCATTGACAATATTTGCATCTAATGCAGTTAAGGCTTTTGATGCTACAAATGGTGCATTAACTCAATTACAAAAAGTATACGGAGAAGGATTAACTCCTCCAAGCCAAAATTCAATTGATCAAATTTCTAACCAAGTTTTGGATCTTGGAAGAAAAATGGCTGCTACAACAGGTATTGCTCAAGAATTTACAATAGGCGTTGCCTCATCATTTGCTGCTATGGGCAAAATGGGTTCTGATCTTACTACAGCCACAGAACAAACAGTAAGACTTGCAAAACTTGGAAACCTAACACAAGATGTAGCAACACGTGGTGTTATTGGTCTTTCAAATGTTTATAAATTAAATCAAACTCAACTTGCTGATGCTGTTAACTATTTTGCATCTATTCAGAAGCAAACATCTCTTTCTATGACTGACTTAATTGAATCAGAAAGTAAAGTTGGTCCAATTATTGATCAGCTTGGAGGAAGCTATAAAGATACTGCTGTTATGATTCTTGCCATGAAAGAAGCAGGTGTTCCTGCAGCACAAGCTGCTAACGCACTTAAATCTGCATTCGCATCTATTATTGCTCCAACTTCTGCAGCAACAAAGGAGTTTGCAAAATTTGGTATTAATGTAAGTGCTTTAAAAAATGCAGGCGGTCCAGTTCAAATGATTGAAGCTTTACAAGCATCATTAAAAAATCTTTCTCCACTTGTTAGAGAACAACTAATTGAAAAATTATTTGGTAAATATCAATTCTCAAGAATTTCAGCATTGCTTGAAAACTTTAATAGAACAGGCTCTCAAACTGCCAATGCTATTAAAGTCGCTGGTGCAACATCTTCTGCACTTCAAGATCTTGCAAACCAAGAAATGAAGCAAGCGACATCATCACCAACAGCCCAGTGGCAAATTGCACTTAATACTTTTAAGGCAGATTTATACCCAGTTGGTCAACAAATTGTTAAAATTGGAACAGTATTGCTTAATTTTGCAAATAAAATTTCTAAAGTATTTGAAGGACTTCCAGGTCCACTAAAGATGTTGTTTGGCATTTTAGCAGCAGGTGTTGCACTCTCTGGTCCAGTTATCATGCTTACTGGTTTAATGGCTAACTTTGCTGGTTATGTTTTAAAAGGTGGTTTTGCACTTAAAAATTTAATTACAGGAACAAAAAGCCTTAAAGAATATTTAACTCCAGAATTAATTGCATCTAAGAATGCAGCACAATTATTCCAAGATAAAATGTTGGGCGATGCAGATGCAGCAACAGTATTAGATAGAGCAGTTCAAGATTTAACTAAGAGTCTTACAGAAATGGTAGCAGCGATGAACGCTGGTGCACCTGGTGGGATTCCTTCTGTTGCTGGAATAGCAAATGGTTTGGGAATGAAAGAACAAGGATTAGAAAGATCTCACTTAGTAACCGCATTTGAACCAGGTTCTGCTGGGGCACAAGCAGCCATGGCAATGTTTGGCCCAGAAGTTCAAGCTAGATTTGCACCTTATATTAGTGGAGTTTCTAATTTAATTGCAGAGCTGCCTTCTGGCATAAACCAAGCACTTAAAGAAGGTGGAGTTGAAATTGATAAATTTATTGCACAATGGAACTCCCGCACAAACAAAACATTATTTTCAGTTGGTCAAGGCGGAGCAAATATAACAGATCCAGTAATTGTTGCAGCAACAAATAATTTAGAAAAACAAATTGGTGCTAGAGCAGTTGAGATTGCAACAGCTACAGAAGAACAAAAAGTTACTGACGGAATTCTTAGCCAAGCAACAACGGAAGTTATTGCTGCAAATAAAGAGTTAGCAACAGCAGAAGGTCAAGTTGCTAGAGCTATGGCCGTAGCTGCAACTCAAATTGGTCAAGCAAGATTACAAATTCCAACATCAGTAATTAATGAAGGTCTTGCAAGCGGTGAACTTACAATGGGTAATGGTTCACAAGTTATGTACGCAGGCGAAGATGTTGCAAGAAAAAGTGGTAATAAGGTTAGAACAGTAAATAGAAACCCTACATTAAAAGAAAATGGTTATTCTCCATATGCAAGAAGTGCTTCTTATAGTGCATCAGTAGATGAAGCTACTGCAGCAGCAGGTCAAGCAATTGCGGTAAATGTTGCAAAAAATGCAGAAACTTCAATAGCCAAGGGTGCAGAAGAGACACTTGGATCAATGCCTATTGTAGAAGAAAAAGCAGCAACTGGAATTAAAGGCTTTTTGGGCAGAACATTATCTAAGGTTACAAGTGGTGGACCAGCTAGTGGCATAGGTTTATTTGGTGCTCAAATGGCTGCAAATGCTGTGTTACCATCAACTGGAGTAGGCGGAGCAGTAAAAAGCGGTATTGATGCAGCCACAACTGGAGCAATGATCGCTTCATTCATACCTGGCATGAGCTTAGGGGCGGGAGCTGGACTTGGATTAGCTGTAACAGGATTAGTTGATATATTTAAAAAAGCATCAGAAAGTGCAAGAATTAGTACAAATGCATTAACACAAAGTTTCCAAACAACAGCAGTCGCTAATCAAGCTTTTGGAATTAGCTTTAAGCCATTGTCAAGTTATGATTTTTCAAAAACCACAGACGGATTAGATAAGCATATTAAATCTGTTTCAGATAACAAAGCAGCAGTAGATGCTTTAACCCAAGCATATTTAAATGCTTCAGATCAAATGACAAAAGATTATATTAAAAACTTAGGAAGCCAAGATGCAAATGGCGTTAAATTTGAAATGCAAAAAAGATATAGTTCTGATATTGCTGCAGGATATACTCAATCTCAAGCTTTACAAAATGCCAATTCCTTAATGTTAGCTGCAGGAACATCCCCAATTGTTATTGCTCAAACAAATGCAGCATTAAAAAATATAGGTGCAGATGCGGGAACTGCGTTTATTAGCCAAATAGGTTTAGCACAACAACAATATGCTAAAGGTATTGGAGTAAGATCAACATCTATTCCTTCAGGAGTTAGAGGCGGAGCTAGTGATGCTTTTGCAAAAGGTATTGCTAATGCAGGATCAGGACAAAAAGCAGGAGATGCGGGATTCCAACAAACTCAAGCAGCGGTAGACGGACTTGTTTCTAGCTTAAATAATTTAGCTAATAGTGGTGCAAAAAATGTTACAAACGTTATTACTCAAATGTCAGGTGCAAATAAAGATTTAGCTTTAAAAACAATTAATACTGATCAAGTTTACCAAGCTTTTGCAAACAACTTAAATAAACAAGCTCCAGGACTTTCTGTTTATACAGATAAGCTTAGAAAAGGAAATGGAACGACTTTAGATTTAATTAAAGCTGGGGCATTATTAACAAGCTCACTTGTTACTCAAGATCAAGTAGCAGCAGCTTTAGCAAAAGGAGATTCTGGAATTACTGATCTTTATAACAAATATAAAGATGCAATTGCAATTGCACAGTCTGCAGCTAATGGAGGATCTACACCACCTCCAGGAAGCAGTTCAAGTACACCAACATCATTTACACCGTCTTCCGCTCAAACGGCAATTAAAAAAGTTCTTGAAGCAAGAGTAAGAGATGAAAATATTGTTACTAAAGGTCTAAACGAACAACTTAAAATTTATAAACAACAAGCTACAGAAGCTCAAAGAATTCTTGATTATGAAAATAAACGTTTTAGTTTAATGCAAGATCAAAAAACTGCTTTAATGAGTGGTAATTATTTGGGAGCTGCTGAAGCAGGTCAAGCAGCAACAGCATTAGGTATTGATTTTGCTACAACTACAAAAGAAAATCAAATGCAAAATACTATTGATAGCATTCAATTAAGGGCAGATCAATTCTCACAAGCTCTTGCTGATTTAAATGATGCTATTGCTAATCAAAGCCACAACATTGATTCTTCAGTATCTAAAACTGCTAATCTTGCTAGACTTGCAAGTAATGCATCAGGAACTGGTACAATTACTGTACAGAATAGTATTGCTATTAGCGGTTTAGATAACCCTGTATCAATTGCAGCAGCAGTTGCAAAGGGCGCACAGTCTGGAACATTAGATGCGATTGCAAAAGCTAAAACTCAAACAAATGGCATGGGCGTAAGTACTAAAAAACCACAAGCACCAACGGTACCACACGGAGCAAGCCAAAAAATTACTGGGGGGCTTGTTAAATGACATATTCGATTCCACAAGGAGTTCAAATATCACTAGGTTTTGACTCAAATGGCGTTGCTACAACAATACCTGAAAATATGGTTTGGTACAAGCTTTCAGATCATAATCGCCAACCAATTAATGTTACATATACTTTGGTTGAATCTACAGATAGAATGGCTAATGGAACATTAAGAAAATTTATTGTAGCCCGTAAATTTGTTATTAAAATTGAATGGAAAGACTTTCCAACACAAGATTCAAATCTTGTAGACTACAGTAGCGGATCCTATGGTGCTGCGTGGTTAAAAGCTTTTTATGAAGGTAATTCATTTAATCCAATTTATGTTAAATTAATGTATGCTCTTGATACACCGCAAACAAATTCAATTCCGCTTGCAAATAGTTATGTTGATTCTAAAGGTACAACAGGTCAAGTTTATAATGCATTTATGACAACATTTACATATGATGTCACAAAAAGAAGGTCAGGGTTTGACTACGTAAATCTAACAGCGGAATTTACGGAGATCTAATGCTATCTAATGTCAACTCAAATATTTTTTTAAACTCAAATTCTATTGAACTTCAGCCAGTAATTTCTGCTGAATGGAATCATAATTTATTTAATGCTCCATACATTACTGTAGCGGGTAGCGGTACTCCTGTTAATCCAACACTTCAATCAGGATCAATTACAACAGGAGGGATTGACAGCCAGCTTCCTGGGTTTAGTGTAAATAGTTTTACACTAGCTGCAGGAAATAGAACAGCTTCGGGCAATGTAGTATATACAGCTTCAGGTTTAAGCTCTCCAGCTTATAAAGTTGTTATTTATTTTAAAACTAATAATAATTTACCAATATCAATTAATGGGTATGGAAAAGGTCAGTCAAATACACAGTACGGTTCATCATATATAGAAACAAATTCATACGGATGGACAAAGCTTGAAACATATATTGGTGGCTATAATTCATCAGATACTATTACAACGCTTAACTATACAATTTCTGCTAACTCTTTAAACTCGGATTCTACAGCAACAACCGTTTACTTTACTCCTCCGCAATTTTTTGCAACAACATTTTTTGACTATCAGTATCACTCGCTATGGCCAACAGATAGTGCATTTACTTATTTTAGACCAGGCGAATCTTATGTAACAACTGGTAATTCAAATGCTCCAGTGCCTTCTACTTTTAGAAAAATTAATCGTTCATCTAATATTTTGAATGGATATGCAGGATCAGCATATTCACCTGTAAGTGCAATATCTCAATCACCATCATTTACAATGGCAAAACAGCCAGTTCCTTTGTACAAAAATTCATTGCCAAACGAAATGGCAACATATAAATATTTTGTTTCTGATACATCAAGCCAACAAATAGCTGCATTGTATTCGCAAAATATTAATGTAAATAAAATTGTAATTAAATTTAATACATTGATGAGTTACCCTCAATTTTCTTTATATATTAATGGCTCTGCAGTCATAGTAGACGGATCAACAACAATTACTCCTGTAGCAAATGCAGACGGGTATATAAATGGCGTAGTCACCCTGTACTGGAATGGGTCTGCTTGGACCAAAACTCGTTGGACTACTATGCCAAAGTTTAATTCATCAGGTGCCTTAACAACATACACTACAGTTAACTGGATCTCTGTTCAACAACTTTCGTCAACTGCAACAACAGATTTTTCAGGATATAGTAATTCAAACTTTACTTCTGATTTATCAAGAATGCAATTAATTGAGGTTTCTCCAAGATTAGAGATTGATTTAACAGATTTTGTAAAAGATGTTACAATTAATAAATCTTTAGATTCTAAAAACAATTTTGTGCCAATTTCTTCAATTAACGCAGATGACGCCACAATTAATCTTTCTGCTATTCCAATTGCTTTAAGTAATGGTTTTGTACCTATTTTTTCAAGTCAAAGTAATTTGTCTACAAATGTATTATCTAACATGCTTAGAAAAAATATTAAGTTTTATACTGGTTGGACATTAAAATCTTATTTTGATTCTACTGCAAACAACTTTGTTCAACCAAATGGATCAACAGGCACATATATCCCTGGGGGAGTATTTTATTCAGATTCTTGGGATGAAACAGATATTAAAGATGTTAAAATCACCGCTTATGATATTACCAGATATCTTCAAACAACCCCCGTATCCGACTACGCTGCCAATTTAAAGCCAGTATTTGATGTTATATCAAACATATTAGAGCTATCTGGATTTAGCGATTATGATGCTGACTCACTATATGATGTTTGTAGCGATTATACGACCCCACTTGATCTTTCCTATTTTTATGCAAACGGGCGGGATTCAACAATAGTAGATGTACTATCAGAGATATTCTTAGCATATCAAATTGGTGCATATATTGATGAATATGGCATTATGAGATTTAAAAGCCTTTCACAAATTCTTAATACTAAAAGCTCAAATATTACTATATCTGATTCATCAATTTTACAAGGTGGATATACAGTTCTAAATAAAGCAAAGCCTGGAAAACTTTCTTTAAGATATCAAGTTCCAAAAATTAAACAAACATTGGCCATGCAAAATGCAACTGATCCAAGTGCTAGAAATAGTCCTTCATATGTTTTAACAACATCAAATGACATTATGTGGTCACAAGAAACGGCAGACTCTGTAGGATTTAATTATTTATATTCTAATATGGCAGAAACAGATAATGCTTACACAATTAATACAAACGATCTTCTTGATTTATTCCATACATTTACTTTAAGCAATAATGGCTATGCGGTAATTGAGGATGAACTTGTATCATTTGTATATAAAGAATATAAATTATCTCAATATTCCAATCAATCAAACTCTACATATGTTTCTGTTAAAAATGATATAGAGTTAAATGCAGAAGTAAATCGTTTTATTAAAAAATATTCTGTTGGACTTTTATCCTCAAATTATTCTCAAATTACAGGTGCTTCTGGGAACGGTTCAACTATTACATTTACTGCAAATAATTCTTTTCAAACAGGACAAAAAGTTTCTGTTGTAGGTGTTATTCCCGCAGGATACAATGGCACGGGTAAAATTTTATCTGCAACATCTTCAACATTTACAGTAAGCGGTGTAACCACCAGTTCTTATGTTTCTGGGGGGCAAGCCACAGTATCCTCAGACTACGATATATTGGTTCAACCAACGGGTAGAGTAACAAATGTACAAAGAGGTTTATTTGGTACAGTTCCTAAAGCACATTCTCTTGCATCATCAGCAAGTTCAAAAGGTTTACTAGAAGCATCAATTAATTCAAGTAACGTCATGTCTACTGGAACAACAAGAACTTCAGTTGTTACAGCAACAGCACCTCTTCCCACTATAACTAAACTTGCAGTATCTGCTCCATCAGCTACAAAATGTTTGGTATACCCATCTCAACAAGATGTTGGTTACCACACATATTCCGTTAAGTTTGATTTAACAAACCAGCAAATGGCAACTGCAGGACTGTTTTTTAACAATAACGGATCAACATCTGACGGATATTTTGTTGAGTTGGTACAATTTAATACCATTAACAATAAAACAGCAGGACCATTCTATACTGTATATAACCCTCCTGTATATACATATTTAATTTCTATCTCAAAGATTATTTCAGGAACTTTAACCCAGATCGCCTGGGCTGATGTAACAGGAACAGTTAACAATCTTATTTTAAATAATCAACAAGTTTTTTCAAAACAAACAAGTTCTAAAGGAGCTGTAAGTTATACAACTGTATCTGATAATGTATTTAATTTAAGAGTAGTACATTGGACTTCAGACGGAACAGATGCTACAAACTCAACAGGAGAAGACAGCGGTCAATTAATTAAAGTATTTTTAAATAATTGTTTAGTAACAGGGTTTCAAGTTCCTGCTACAGTAACTACCCCCTTACTTACACCAAACTGGAAAGCCACAGATAAAAACTCATCTACTGGCTTAAGAAAAAATGTTGTATTAAGCTCAACAGGATTTAACACAACTAATAAATATTTTGGTTTTTGCACATCAACATACCCATTTGGTATTGCAGGAAGTCAAACCGTATCTGGGGGCGTTTCTTCAACTGTAGTTCCTGCAAACTTAAGAGAAATTTATGCTAACGAAAAAATTCTTTGGGAGCGTAGTGTAAATTATTGGTATCAAGATAGAGAATTTTTAAATGCAATCGTCCAAAAAGAAAATATTTTTAATAAATATAGAAGTTATATAATGCAAACAAATCCAGAGATTGTGGGTGTTAATGTTTATGATCTTCAATATTCTAATCCTGCAGCAGTAACATCAGATAGTTATTGGGGAGGTTATTTATTACAGTACTACCCTGGAACAGAAGTTTATGATCAAGCATATAAGCAACAACAAGTTATTGATGAATATGGGTTGTCTTTTTCAACAGTTTTAAATACAGGTTTTAGAGCAAAAATGGCTATAACAAACAATAAAAATCAAATGATTTATTTAGCTCATAAGCCAGACTCAAACATTAATGTTGATTCAAGATTTACTATTTGGACTCATGAAATTGTTGGTCCCGCTGACCCTCAAGTTTTACAGGTTGTAACTGATCCGTCAAATGCTACAGAAGTTGCACAGGTAGACTCTTCATGGATTCAATCTGCCGAATCAGCTAATAAACTTATATCATTAATGGCTAAAGGATTTGACGGGTTTGCAAAAGATACAACTATACAATTATTTGGCAACCCTTTAATTCAAGTAGGAGATGTTATAACAATTAATTATTCTTTGTCTAAAATTAATCAACAAAAATATGCCGTACATTCAGTTTCCCAAGCATTTAATCAGGGACTTAAAACCACATTAGTCCTTAATCAAATTGACAAGGGGGTATCTTACTAAAATGGCTCAAAAAT